GAAGAAGATGATCGAGGCACAGAAGCAACGAGAGGAAGTTCCTAAGATGAACATGCCAACTCTCGGTAAGGCTGGACTCGCACAGAAACTCGACTATGATATTGCGAAGTATCACAACTTTCAGTTGGTTCGTAAGATTCAGTTGAACTCTGCTTATGGTGCAATCGGTAATCAATACTTCCGCTATTATTCAACTGAGATGGCAGAGTCTATCACTCTTTCTGGTCAGTTGAGTATTCGATGGATTATGAACGAACTCAACAGATTCTTGAATCAAACATTGGAGACAGACAATTATGATTATGTTGTTGCATCTGATACTGACTCTGTGTATTTGCGTCTTGGCAACTTGGTTGATAAGGTGCTACCTAACTGCGATGACAAGACTAAGATTACAAACTTCCTCGACAAGAGTGCGAATGATATCATTCAGCCCTTCATCGAAAAGAAGTATCAAGAACTAGCAGAGATAATGAACGCCTATCAGAACAAGATGGTGATGGGTCGAGAAGTGATTGCAGACAAGGGTATCTGGACTGCCAAGAAGCGTTACATGCTGAACGTGATTGACTCCGAAGGTATTCGTTACGAAGAACCCAAGATGAAGATCATGGGAATCGAGACGACTCGCAGTTCTACGCCACAAGTGCTGCGAACGAAACTTAAGCAGGCGATTCGCATCATCATGTATGACGATGAATCTGCCATGCAGAAGTTCATCGCTGAGTTCCGAGAGGAGTTCAACAAACTTCCAGTAGAGGATATCGCATTTCCTCGTAGTGTGAATGGCATATCAAACTACGCGGATCCAACACACATCTATCGCAAGTCAACACCGATCGCGGTTAAGGGTTCCTTGCTCTACAATCATTTCCTCAAGAAGAAGGGTATCGAAAAGAGGTATCAGAAAATCTACGAGGGAGACAAGATTAAATTCGTATATCTCAAGATTCCAAACCTAATCGGTGATCGAGTTGTTTCCTTTCCATCTTCTCTTCCGAAAGAGTTTGACTTGGAACGATTTGTTGATTACACTACGCAGTTCGAGAAGGGGTTCCTCGATCCACTCTCCAACATCCTGACTGTGATTGGTTGGAATGTCGAGAAACAAAACACACTAGAAAGTCTATTTGTATAGGAGAACATATGAGTTTTTTAAATGACATCATTTCAAAGTCTGGCAATCAATATGCGTCAGTTGTAACTGACGGTCTAGAGGGAAGCGACATCAATGGATTTTGTGATACTGGTTCTTACACTTTCAATGCTCTACTTTCTGGTTCTCTTTACGGTGGTATGCCTGATAATAAAATTCTGGCAATCGCTGGAGAATCTGCTACGGGAAAGACCTACTTTACGATGGGCGTTGTTCATAAGTTTCTTGTGGATCGGCCTGACGGCGTAGTTCTTTACTTCGATAGTGAACAGGCAGTGACATCGGAGATGTTCAAGGAGCGTGGTTGTGATCCAAATCGTGTCGCTGTTTTCCCTGTTTCAACTGTTGAGGAGTTTCGTCATCAAGCAATCACCATTGTTGACAATTACCTTGAACTAAAGAAGGGTGATCGAAAGCCAATGTTGATTGTTCTTGACTCTCTTGGTATGTTGTCAACTGAGAAGGAGATGAACGATACAGCAGAGGGTAAGACTACTCGGGACATGACTCGGGCACAGGTTGTCAAGGCAACTTTCCGCGTTCTTACTCTCAAGTTGGGTAAGGCGAACATTCCGATGATTATGACCAACCATACTTACGATGTTGTTGGTTCTATGTTCCCCACCAAGGAGATGGGTGGTGGTTCTGGTCTGAAGTATGCCGCATCTACCATTGTTTACCTGTCGAAGAAGAAGGTGAAGGAAGGCACTGATGTCATCGGTAACATCATTCACTGTAAACTCTACAAGTCTCGTCTGACTAAGGAGAACTCAATGGTGGATGTTCTGTTGAACTATGATGAAGGTCTACATCCTTACTATGGACTTGTTGATCTTGCTCTCAAGCACGAAATCTTCAAGAAGGTTTCGACTCGCATCGAGATGCCAGATGGAACAAAGGTATTTGAGAAGCAAATCTACAGAGAACCCGAAAAGTATTTCACCAAGGAAGTCATGGATCAACTGGAGACTATCGTTGCCAAGGAATTTAAGTATGGTGGAAAGGTTGTTCTCGACACGGAGGAAGAAGTGAATGAGTGAATTCACAGAAGGGAATGACATATTCACGATAAATAAAGGAAAGTATCAAGGAACTCAGTTTCGATATGGCAGAGTGAGTATCGAAGAAGATCAAGAAAATGATAGACTTTTGCTCAAGTTTGATTATGATATTGTCGAGTCAGATGTAGAAATCGACGGAGATGAGTTTATGCAAATCGCCGGCGAGATACTGGCCGATCTACTAAGTGAAGGTGAAATCAAGAAGTATGAAAAACATTGAAAGTCTAGTTCTTGAAAATCTTATTTTCAATGACGAGTATCTCAGAAAGACTCTTCCCTATCTCAGCAAAGAATTCTTTCATGATCGTGTTCATGGTATTTTGTTTGATGAGATTCGAGAGTTCTTTGAAAAATACAATCTGAGTCCTACCAAGGATGCTCTGCAAATTGCGTTGAATGGTAAACGAAACCTTAACGCTGATGAGTTCAATGAAGTAATTCAGGAACTGGATACTTATAATGGGCCAGTGGAGTCTGAAAAGACTCCTTGGCTCGTTGATGAGACAGAAAAGTTTTGTAAAGAAAAGGCTATTTACAATGCGATCATGGAATCAATCCACATCATCGACGGGAAATCGAAGACGAAGACAGAGAATGCGATCCCAGGCATCCTCTCCGACGCCCTCTCGATCTCTTTCGATACGCACATCGGACACGACTATATCGAAGACTCGGAAGAAAGATACGAGTTCTACCACAAGGTAGAGAACAAAGTACCTTTTGACTTGGAATTTATGAATCTCATCACCAAGGGTGGAACACCATCCAAGACACTTAACATTGTCATGGCTGGTACTGGTGTTGGTAAGTCTTTGTTCATGTGTCACCATGCTGCGGCTTGTTTGGCACAAAACAAGAATGTGTTGTATGTTACTTGTGAGATGGCAGAAGAGAGAATTGCAGAACGAATCGACGCAAATCTTATGGATATTACACTCGATGAACTTAAGGTTCTTCCTTTTGATGTCTATGAGAAGAAACTCAAGAATGCAACAAGAGGTATCAATGGTAAGTTAATCATCAAGGAATATCCAACAGCAACAGCGAATGCAAATCACTTTAGAATTCTCCTTGAAGAACTAAGACTGAAGAAGCACTTTGAACCAGATATTATTTTTATTGACTATCTAAACATATGTACAAGTTCTCGGTTCAAGGCGGGAAATAATGCCAATTCATACACGATTATCAAGTCTATTGCCGAAGAACTTCGTGGTCTTGCTGTTGAGTATGATGTTCCAATCTTCTCTGCCACTCAGGTGAATCGAAGTGGTTATACAAATTCAGACTTTGGACTTGAAGATACCTCAGAATCATTTGGTCTTCCCGCAACTGCTGACTTCATGTTTGCCTTGATTGCTACGGAAGAACTTGATGAACTGAATCAGGTGCTTGTAAAGCAGTTGAAGAATCGTTATAATGACACAGCAGTAAATCGAAAGTTTATCTTGGACATCAATCGTGCCAAGATGAAACTCTCAGACGCAAAGGAATCAGAGCAAAACATTCTAGATGCAAATCAGTCGGGCGAAGAGGGATATGGAAGTGGTTTTGACGGCACAAACTTTGATACAAAGTTTAGTCGAAACAAAGAAGTAAATGATTGGGTAATATGACTTCGTTTATTGACAAAAAGTATATCAACCTTTGCTCATCCAAACTGGAAAGGTTTGCTTGGAAGAAGCAGAATCTTGCTAATTGCCGATGTCCGATATGTGGAGATTCTCGGAAGAATAAATCAAAGGCGAGAGGATTCTTTTACGAAAAGCAAAACAATTTCTTTTATCGCTGTTTTAACTGTGGATTTGGAGCAAACATCTACAACTTCCTCAAGGAAGTTTATCCCTCATTGTGTAAAGAATACGCCCTTGAACAATTCAAGAGTGGTAAAACAAACAACGTAGAGAAAACCGAAATGATATTTAGCAAACCAAAATTCAAACCAAAGCATAATCTACTCAAACCACTCTTGTGTGTGAAGGACGCGCCAGATAATCATATCGTCCGCCAGTTCGTAGAGATGAGGAAGATTCCAAAGAAGTATTGGGATGTTCTATACTTTACCGATGATTTCGGTTCGTATATGCAACTCGTAGATCCAGATGTTGCGAGAATGATCCCAGAACCTCGACTGGTGATTCCGTTTTTTAACAAGAAAGATGAAGTGGTTGCGGTGCAGGGTCGTTCTCTAACCATGCAAGGAGAAGTCAATGCTAGACAAACTGCTCGGTATATTACTGTTAAAGCGGATAAAAGTATTGATCGTCT